ATGAATAATCATTCAGTTATTCCAGCCTTCGACTTCCGAGAAATGGTGCAAGCCAAAAACGGAGAGGTCGTTACCACATCCAGAAAAATTGCCAAGTACTTCGGCAAGCGACACGGTGATGTTCTCAGGAAAATCGAGCAGGTTAAGGCTGATTGCTCGCGTGAGTTTAGCCAACGCAATTTTGCGTCGGCTGATTATATCGATGAGCAGGGCAAGGTTCGCCCGATGTACAGCCTGACGAAAGATGGCTGGATCATGGTTGTGATGGGGTTCACCGGGAAAGCTGCTGCGGCAATCAAGGAGAGCTATATCGCGGCATTCAACTGGATGGCAGAGCAACTGAGCCGCCGCATGGCAATTGGCGAAGAAATGCAGCACCGCTACGCCATCAAAGAAACACGCTCAAAGCTGAAAGGTACGATCGGCAGTCGGTTAATGAACGAACGGAAGAAAGAGAAGCGTGTCCTGGCTGTCGAGCATGAATACATCTTGCAGGTGACGCAGCCCGAATTGCTGATTAATTGAAGATGCCATCACAAAGCCCATCCACTGGTGGGCTTGATAATGAAACCGTGATTTACATCCCCACAATCCGGGTATGTAAAAGATAGTTCAGGCGAGAACGGATTTAACTAAATCTGTGCGCCACCAGTTAACGGCAGTACAGCGAAACAACCCAAGCCAGTAAGTGGGGAAATAACACTGGCAGCCACTGAAAGATGAACCCCCTGCCTTATGGCAAAAAAGATTCTTTGTGGTGGCGGACTGATGGAAAGACATCGGTTATTGCAGAGACCATTCAATGAGTGGTCTCGACAATGGCTTATACCCTACACGGGATAACTTAACTGATATCCCTTTTAACGGATAAACGGAGCCAACAATGGCAGAGATTATTCCCATGACTGAAGAACAGAAATTCAAGTTAGAGATTTACAAACTGGTCATGAACCAGAACGCAGCCGCAGAAGAAGCATTTCAGTTCATTGGCACTGACGTGCTGAAGCTTGAGCTATTCAAAATTCACTTCCAGTCAGGCGGCGCTAATTCAGATATCACGAACCGCACTATCGAAGCGGTGCGTAAATCGAAGGAAGCGTTAGACCTGTTCACTACCGGAGCATAAACATGGCAACTCAAGGTTTCGACAACCCATCCAAATTCCGCGATGAATGGGATAAGCAAGCAGAAGGGAAATAATCAATATGGCGACTGAGAAAAAGAACGTCGGTCGCCCTTCGGATTACCTGCCGGAGGTGGCTGATGATATCTGTGCGCTGCTTGCCTCCGGGGAAAGTCTGGTTAAGGTTTGCAAGCGCCCCGGCATGCCAGCAAAGGCTACTGTATTTCGCTGGCTGTCAGAGCATGACGAATTTAGAGACAAGTACGCGAAGGCAACTGAGGCACGAGCTGATTCTATTTTCGAAGAGATATTCGAAATTGCTGACAATGCGATTCCAGATGCTGCTGAGGTGGCAAAGGCAAGACTTCGCGTTGATACCCGCAAATGGGCGCTGGCCCGAATGAATCCACGTAAGTATGGCGACAAGGTAACTAATGAGCTTGTCGGCAAAGACGGCGGCGCAATCCAGATTGAAACATCACCGATGAGCACTCTATTCGGAAAATGACCTCGATTAATCCTATCTTTGAACCGTTCATTGAGGCGCATCGCTACAAAGTCGCCAAAGGCGGTCGAGGTAGCGGTAAATCATGGGCAATTGCGAGGCTGCTTGTTGAAGCGGCGCGTCGGCAGCCAGTGCGTATTCTCTGTGCTCGTGAACTGCAAAACAGTATCAGCGATTCGGTAATCCGGTTGCTTGAAGACACCATAGAGCGGGAAGGGTATTCGGCTGAGTTTGAAATTCAGCGTTCAATGATTCGTCATCTCGGAACGAATGCTGAATTCATGTTCTACGGCATCAAAAACAACCCGACGAAGATTAAATCGCTAGAAGGCATTGATATCTGCTGGGTGGAGGAAGCGGAAGCGGTAACGAAGGAATCATGGGATATCCTGATACCAACCATCCGCAAGCCATTTTCCGAAATATGGGTGAGCTTTAACCCGAAAAACATCCTCGACGATACCTATCAGCGATTCGCCGTAAATCCTCCAGATGATATTTGCCTGCTGACGGTGAACTACACCGACAACCCGCACTTTCCTGAAGTTCTCCGTCTGGAGATGGAAGAGTGTAAACGCAGAAATCCGACCCTGTATCGTCACATCTGGCTTGGTGAGCCAGTAAGCGCAAGTGATATGGCAATCATCAAACGTGAATGGCTTGAAGCCGCAACCGATGCGCACAAGAAACTAGGATGGAAAGCGAAAGGCGCTGTTGTTTCTGCACATGACCCGTCAGATACAGGGCCGGATGCTAAAGGTTATGCATCGCGTCACGGTTCGGTTGTTAAGCGCATTGCCGAAGGCCTGCTGATGGACATCAACGAGGGTGCTGACTGGGCTACTTCGCTGGCGATTGAAGACGGCGCTGACCATTACCTGTGGGATGGTGATGGTGTTGGTGCCGGGCTACGCAGACAGACAACGGAAGCGTTCTCCGGCAAGAAAATCACCGCCACGATGTTCAAGGGCAGCGAATCGCCATTCGATGAAGATGCACCGTATCAGGCCGGAGCATGGGCTGATGAAGTCGTACAGGGCGACAACGTTCGCACTATTGGTGATGTGTTCCGCAATAAGCGAGCGCAATTCTATTACGCGCTGGCTGACAGGCTTTATCTGACATATCGGGCGGTTGTCCACGGTGAGTATGCAGACCCCGACGACATGCTGAGTTTCGACAAAGAAGCAATAGGCGAGAAGATGCTGGAGAAGCTGTTTGCAGAACTGACGCAGATTCAGCGCAAATTCAATAACAACGGGAAGCTGGAGCTTATGACTAAGGTCGAAATGAAGCAGAAGCTCGGTATTCCATCTCCTAACCTGGCTGATGCATTGATGATGTGTATGCATTGCCCGGAGTCGGCTGCGCAACCCGACTATTCCAGTTACTCAATTCCTTGTGGTGTAGGTTGATATGGCAGAAAAAAAGATGACTGACTGGCATCGCAAGGTGCTGTGCAACTTTGATAATGCCTGGTCAGCAACGCAGGATATGCGTGAGCAGATTATTGAGGCTCAACGTTTCGTCCGGGTGTCCGGCGCACAGTGGGAAGGCAGTACAAACGCTGGTTACTCATTTGATGAGGGCAGGTTTGAGCATTACCCGCGCTTTGAACTGAATAAGATTTCCCGTGAATGTGATCGCATCATTGGCGAGTATCGACAGAATCGCATCAGCGTTAAATTCAGGCCGAAGGACGATAAGGCATCGGAAGCGTTAGCCGAAAAGATGAACGGCAAATTCCGCGCTGACTATCAGGAAACATCCGGTGGCGAAGCGTGTGATAACGCATTTGATGATGCTGTAACAGGCGGATTTGGTTGTTTCCGCATGTGTGCCGATTACGAAGATGAAATGGACCCAAGTAACGAGCAGCGACGCATCAGCCTTCTTCCTGTTTACGACCCGGCGACATGCGTCTTCTTCGATCAGGACAGCAAGCAATATGACCGCTCTGATGCTATGTGGGCTATGGAAATGTTCTCCATGACGCCTAAAGCGTTCGAGGCTGAATACCCTGATTCCATCGCAGCAAGTCTTTCTCGTGATGACACTGGTACTCAGTATGACTGGTCAACGCCCGATGCCATCTATGTTGGACGTTACTACGAAGTCCGCATAGAGAAGGTGAAGCTCACGGCGTGGCGCAACCCTGTTAGCGGAGAAACGGCAATCTATGATGAAGAGCAAATCAAAGATATTGTCGACGAGCTGACCGATGGTGCATTCGAACTGATTGGCGAGCGAACGGTGAAGAAGCGCCGCGTTTATTGCGGACTTCTGTCTGGCGCTGAATGGCTGGAAGAACCGAAGCGTATTCCAGGCGAACATATTCCACTCATCCCGGTATATGGGCGTCGCTCATTTGTTGATAATCAGGAGCGAATCGAAGGTCACGCAGCAAAAGCGATGGATGCACAGCGTCTTGAGAACCTGATGGTTTCTATGATTGCAGATAACGCTACTCAGGCTGGCGGTGATGGCATTCCTGTAGTTGATGTTGACATGATTCCTGGTCCTCTCGCCACTCATTGGGCGGAGCGCAACAAAAAGCGCCCGGCGTTCCTGCCGATGGTCAGTCTGAAAAACAAAAACGGCGATATTACTGCGCAGGCTCAGGTAAGTAGTTATACACCTCCGACACAAATGCCTCCTGCTCTTGCTGGGCTATTGCAGTACACCGGAACGGCTATTCAGCAAATTACAGGTGCGTCGCAGATTGAGAACATGCCGAGCAACGTCGCCACCGATACCGTTGATAGCATCTTTAACCGGATGGATACGCAGTCCTATATCTACATGGACAACATGGCTAAATCCATGCGTCGCGCTGGCGTCGTGTGGCTTTCTATGGCACGTGAGGTCTATGGCAGTGATACGCCGATGCGTATCGTTAATGAGGACGGCAGCGATGACGTGGCGCTGATGACTGGTGAAGTGGTTGACCGTCAGACAGGCCAGGTTATCGCTCTTAATGACCTTTCGCAGGGCAACTATGAAGTGACTGTCGATGTCGGTCAGTCGTTCGCTACTCGCCGTGATGCAACGGTTAAGTCGTTACTTTCCATGCTGGCACTTATCCCACCAGGAACGCCGAAGCACGACCTTGTATCGTCGATGATTCTCGACAATATGGACGGCGAAGGGATGGACGACCTTAAAGAATACAACCGCAATCAGTTGCTTCTGTCTGGCGTTATCAAGCCGAGAACGCCTGAAGAACAGCAGATGGTTGAACAGGCGAAACAACAACAGGCCAGTCAGCCAGATCCGGCTATGGTTGCAGCGCAAGGTCAGCTTCTTGCTGGTCAGGCTGAATTGCAGAAAGCGCAGAACGAACAGGCAGCCATTCAGGTTAAAGCATTCCAGGCACAGACTGATGCTCAGGTTGCAGCGGCAAATGTTGTGAAAATACTCGCATCTGCCGATAGTCAGCAGAAATCTGATATCCGCGAGGCTCTGAAACTGCTCGGACAGTTCCAGCAACAGCAAGGAGATAATGCCCGTGCTGATGCAGAGCTTGTCCTGAAAAGTCAGGCACAGGGCCATGCGCAGCGCATGGACATCAGCAGCATCCTGCAAAAATCAACTCAGCAACAACCACAGCAGTAATTAACCCATAACGTGCAATGGCTGTCTTTATGAGGCCTGGCACCCTATTGCCTTCCGATGGGCTGAACATCGAGTAAACAGGGGTAACAAATGGACCAGATGGCAGAAAACACACCAGAAGTTGAAATCGAAACCGACGCGTCAGAGCAGATTCCTGATGATGTCGAACTGGCTGAAGAAGTCGAAACAGAAGATGGCAGTGAGTCCTCCGGCAATGATACAGAGGAAGCTACTGAAACTGATGACGACGAATCAGAGCAGGAATTCTACTTTGGTGACGAAAAGCTGGATTCGCCAACCAGCGAAGATGGCGCAGAGCATGGACTGGTAAAACACCTGCGCAAGACGATTAAAGAGAAAGACCGCGAACTGAAAGAGCTGATGCGTCAGTCTCAGAAACCCGTCGAGCAGCAGCCGGTAATCACTCAACCACCGCGAATGCCAAAACTGGATGATGAGGACATCGGTTTCGATGAAGAAATCTACCAGCAACGCATGGCTAAGTGGGCGGAGGACAACGGCAAATACCAGCAACAGGAGATGGCTCGCAAGCAGAAGGAGCAGGAGCTTCAGGCTGCCTATCAAGAGCGATTATCCAAATATCAGCAACGTGTTAAGGCTCTCAAGGTTCCTGGCTATCAGGAAGCTGAACAGGCCGTACTCGAGGAAATCCCCATCGAGACACAAAACGCGATCCTGTTTGAGTCAGAGAAGCCGGAAATCGTTGTTCTGGCACTCGGTCGCAACGCTGAACTGCGCAAGCAACTGGCAGAAGCTACCAACCCCGTAGCAATTGGTCGTCTGCTGGAACGTATCGAATCGAAGGCCAGAATCATGCCAAAAGCAAAAACCACGGCAGCCACAACCCCGACAGTTAAGGGGAGCAACGGCGCAGTAATCAATAACCTCGACAAACTGAAAGCCAGGGCGCTGGAAACTGGTGACTGGACGCCGTATTTCGCCGCTAAAAAGGCAAAAAAATAACCTATCGGAGCATTAAGCATGGCTAACCAATTAGCAAAAGACCTTGAAATCATGTTCGAAAACTACGTTGAAGGCTTTGAGGCCGCCTGCGTAGTTTCCCGTAACGCTAAAAAATTCCGTCCCGGTGATACAGCAATGCAGCGAGCAGGTGATGTTCTGTATCGTCCGCAGCATTACCACATGAACATTGAGGAAGGCCTAGACCTCAGCGGCAAAACGCCAACAGCACTGGTTCAGCGCCTTGTTCCTTCTGTGTTCAAGGAGCCGAAAAACATTCTGTACACTCTGGATGCGCGTGAAATGCGTGACCCGGAACATAAAACTGAAGCTGGTCGCGCCGCAGGTATGCGCCTTGCTGCACAGATTGACTCTGACCTGATTTCCATGGTCACGCAGCGTGCTACTAACGTGATCACGATGGCTGACTCAACCACAGGTTCACAGGGCCGTGATTTGTGGAACTGTGCGGCAGGTATTGATGCCACCATGACGGCGATTGGTGTACCTCAGGGTATCAACCGTCGCTCTTTCTGGAACCCCTTCAACTACAAAGACCTTGCTGGCGAGCTTGGTCACCGTGCCTATGCTCAGGGCGCAACCCTGACAGCATACGAAAAAGCGCAGATCCCTCCGGTTGCGTCCTTCGATAGCTACAAGACCGATATTTCTGGTCGTGTTCCGAAGGGTACAGCAACTTCCCTGACGCTGGCGGCTGAACCTGCGCACAAGGTTGAAGCGAAAGATGCCAACGATATGCCAGTGGATAACCGACAGGGGACCATTACGGTATCTGCATCTGGTTTGCAGGTTGGCGATGCGTTCACCATTGCTGGCGTGAATTCCGTACACCAGATCACCAAAGATACCACCGGGCAGCCGCAGGTATTCCGCGTTCTGGCAGTAAGCGGAACGACAGTAACTATCTCCCCGAAAATTCTGCCGCCTGACAACGCGGATGTCGCCAGCCGACCATATGCAAACGTTGATGCTAACGCGGCAAATGGTGCAGCAATTACCATTCTCAACAAAAATGCCGCACCGGCTAACCTGTTCTGGGCTGATGGTTCTGTTGAGCTGATGTACGGCAAACTGGCGTTCCCGACTGGTCAGGGGCCACAGGTAATGACAGCAACCACCGAGCAGGGCGCTACGCTGATCATGTCTTACGCCTTCGACCACATCAAAGGTGTAACCACTGCGCGTTTCACCACTCTGTACGGTTGCTCTGTACTGGTTCCTGAATATACGGGCATCGTTATTGCCGGGCAGTAATTTTGGTGGGGCTTCGGCCCCATTTTTATTGGGAGAAGACAATGGCACGAACAATGCTCTATAAGCCTGGCAACATGATCACCTGCGGTCAGTTTGCTGTCGATTACATCATTGTTGATGACGAAGAAGTTAAATCTCACCTGAAAAAAGGCTGGGTAAAAACTCCTGAAGAAACCGCAACGAAGCATAAAGTGGCTAAGGCGGAAGAAGATGGCGAAAACGAAGGGTGATCTCGTTCTTAAGGCTTTACGAAAAGCCGGGCTGTATTCCAATGCCACGTTGACAGATGCTGACCCTCAGGCAATTGAAGATGCCATTAATGACCTCGAAGACATGATGGCAGCATGGCAGGCTAAAGGTATCGAGCTTGGATATCAGTTTGCTGATACAGAAAACGGCATCATGCCGTTACCTGACGATGATTCAGGTATCCCTGCATGGGCAAATGATGGCGTCGCCTTGAAACTCGCTGTGCAAGTGTGCATGGATAACGTCATTCAGCCGTCAGACGCTCTCCTTACCGCTGCTGACAGTGCATACCAGACAATTTGCATCGCTTTAACCAAAATACCACCACTTGAGCGGCGAAATGACATGCCTCGCGGTAGTGGTAACAAAAGCGCGTTTACGTGGAATCGGTTTTACATCGAGAAAGATGATCCGAGTACGTGAGGTGAATAAATGCCGATTCAGCAACTTCCGCTTATGAAAGGTGTCGGCAAAGACTTTCGAAACGCCGACTATATCGACTATCTGCCAGTGAATATGCTGGCTACGCCCAAAGAAATCCTGAACAGCAGCGGATATCTTCGCTCATTCCCGGGCATTGCCAAACGTTCTGATGTGAATGGTGTATCGCGCGGTGTCGAGTACAACATGGCGCAGAATGCTGTTTATCGCGTTTGCGGTGGCAAGTTGTATAAGGGCGAAAGCGAGGTCGGTGATGTTGCCGGAAGTGGTCGCGTATCAATGGCGCATGGTCGAACATCTCAGGCGGTAGGCGTTAATGGTCAACTGGTCGAGTATCGCTATGATGGCACGGTTAAAACAGTCTCAAACTGGCCTACAGACAGCGGATTCACTCAGTATGAGTTAGGTTCAGTCCGCGACATTACACGCTTACGTGGGCGTTATGCGTGGTCAAAAGACGGAACTGATTCATGGTTTATCACTGACCTTGAAGACGAATCGCACCCTGACCGATACAGTGCACAATATCGTGCCGAGTCTCAGCCTGACGGTATTATCGGCATCGGAACATGGCGAGACTTCATCGTCTGCTTTGGTTCATCGACGATTGAATATTTTTCCCTGACAGGTGCAACCACTGTTGGTGCCGCTTTGTATGTCGCACAGCCATCGCTGATGGTGCAAAAAGGCATCGCCGGGACTTACTGCAAAACGCCATTCGCTGATTCGTATGCGTTCATCAGCAATCCGGCAACAGGTGCGCCGTCTGTGTATATCATCGGTTCCGGTCAGGTATCACCAATCGCCAGCGCGAGCATTGAGAAAATACTACGCTCCTACACTGCTGATGAACTGGCTGATGGTGTGATGGAATCGCTGCGATTTGATGCGCATGAACTGCTGATTATCCATCTTACGCGTCACGTCCTCGTGTACGACGCATCTTCAAGCGCCAATGGTCCGCAATGGTGTGTGCTGAAAACAGGACTGTATGACGATGTGTACCGCGCTATCGACTTCATTTACGAAGGCAATCAGATAACGTGCGGCGATAAGCTGGAATCCGTGACCGGGAAATTGCAGTTCGACATCAGCAGCCAGTATGGGCTACAGCAAGAACACATGCTGTTTACTCCACTGTTCAAAGCGGATAACGCCAGAGTTTTCGACCTTGAAGTTGAATCGTCAACTGGCGTTGCGCAGTACGCCGACCGCCTGTTCCTCTCTGCAACCACTGACGGCATAAATTACGGTCGTGAGCAGATGATTGAGCAGAATGAACCGTTCGTTTACGACAAGCGCGTTTTGTGGAAGCGAGTCGGGCGCATCAGGAAAAATGTTGGCTTCAAATTGCGCGTTATCACGAAGTCACCTGTCACTCTGTCTGGCTGCCAGATAAGGATTGAGTAATGGCTGATTCATCACTGAATGCTCCTGTCGTGGTTCAGGCTACGCTCCTTGATGCTTCAATTTTGCCACGCAATATATTCAGCCAGTCTTACCTGCTGTATGTCATAAATCAGGGAGCTGATGTCGGTGCAATTGCCGGGAAGGCAAATCAGGCTGGTCAGGGCGCTTACGATGCCCAGGTAAAAAACGATGAACAGGACGTCGAACTGGCAGATCACGATGCAAGAATCACCGCAAACACAAAAGCGATAAATCTACTTGAGGTCAGGTTAACAACTGCCGAAGGGAAGATAGTCGTACTGCGTAGCGATGTTGATTACTTGCTGGATGAGGTTATCGATATTCAGGCGCATCTGGTCACTGTTGACCAAAGACTGGATAACGTAGAAAACGATGTCTCTGGCATTAAGAGTGATTACGTATCGAAAACCGTAACCGAATCGCAGTCTCTTGCGTCACCGCTGGATGTAAAAACATCATATTCAGTTGATGGAATTCAGGTCGTTGGAGCAAGGCAGACCGGATGGACTGCAGCCACAGGTACACCTCTTCTTGGCTCATTCAACGCTAACCAGTCATACACGGTCGGCACTACGTACACACAATCCGAAGTCGCGGCTCTCGCTACAGGTTTGCAGCAGGCGCGGCAGCGTATTCTGGCGCTTGAAACGGCACTTAGATTACATGGGCTGATTGACTGATGATTACATTCAAACCAACGCGAAACATCGACCTGATCGAAGCTGTCGGAAATCACCCTGACATTATTGCCGGGAGCAACAACGGTGATGGATACGACTACAAGCCTGAATGCCGTTACTTTGAGGTGAACGTGCACGGGCAGTTCGGCGGCATTGTTTACTATCAGGAGATTCAGCCGCTGACATTCGATTGCCACGCCATGTACCTGCCAGAGGTTCGTGGATTCAGCAAGGAAATCGGGCTGGCGTTCTGGCGATACATTCTGACTAACACCACCGTTCAGTGCGTCACATCGTTCGCTGCACGCAAATTCCGCCACGGGCAGATGTACTGCGCAATGATTGGCCTTAAGCGTGTAGGAACCATCAAGAAATACTTCAAAGGCGTGGATGACGTGACTTTTTACAGCGCAACACGCGAAGAACTAATCGACTTCCTGAATCACGGGAGATAGCCATGTTATATGCATTTAAGCTGGGCAGAAAACTGCGCGGCGAGGAACCTTATTGCCCTGAAAAAGGCGGGAAAGGTGGCAGCTCTGATAAAAGCGCAAAGTATGCAGCAGAAGCTCAGAAGTATACCGCAGACCTGCAAAATCAGCAGTGGCAGACGATCATGAAAAAACTTGCTCCGCTCACGCCTCTTGCGGAGCAGTATGTTAACCAGTTGCAGAATCTTTCCAGTTTAGAAGGTCAGGGGCAGGCACTTAATCAGTATTACAACTCTCAGCAGTATAAAGACCTTGCAGGTCAGGCGCGTTACCAGAGTCTTGCTGCTGCGGAGGCGACGGGAGGACTTGGCTCGACAGCCACAAGCAATCAACTGGCCACGATTGCCCCGACTCTCGGTCAGTCGTGGTTGTCGAACCAGATGAGCAACTACAACAATCTGGCAAACATCGGCCTTGGTGCGCTGCAAGGTCAGGCGAATGCCGGGCAGACATACGCCAACAACATGAGCAGCATTGCGCAGCAAAGCGCAGCACTTGCCGCTGCTAACGCCAATAAACCATCAGGCCTTCAGACAGCAATTAGCGGCGGAGCTTCAGGAGCTATGACTGGTGCCGCTCTTGGCTCTATTGTCCCCGGACTTGGTACTGGATTAGGAGCGGCAATTGGTGGCGGGCTTGGCCTGCTTGGCTCGTTGTTTTAAGGGGTAATCATGGCTACTTGGCAAGGATCAAATGGCGGATTGTTGGCTGGTATCGGTGGCGTCAACTCAAACGCTCCTAGCGTAAATGACATCGGCAATACGCTTCAGCTTATCAGGCAGAACAATGATTTTGAGCGTTCAGGCGCCAACAATGTTGGGCTGACTGCTTTGCAAGGTCTTTCAGGTATAGCGAGTGTTTTTCAGCAGGAAAAGCAGGCTCAGCGGCAGAAAGAATTTCAGCAGGCATACGCTAATGCTTATGCGTCTGGTGATCGCAGTGCTTTGCGTAATTTGGCTACTCAATATCCAGACCAGATTGAATCCGTTCGTAAAGGCATGGGATTCATTGATGAAGACCAGCGCAATTCTATCGGTACATTAGCAGCTGGCGCACGCCTTGCGTCATCGTCTCCAGAAGCAATGCAATCATGGCTGCAAAACAACGCCAAGGAACTGACTCGCGTCGGTGTTGACCCTAACAGCGTTGCTCAGATGTATCAGCAGAATCCTTCAGGATTTGGTGAGTTTGTTGATCACCTTGGGATGGCTGCGCTTGGTCCGATTGACTACTTCAATGTTCAGGACAAGATGGTTGGTCGCCAACTTGAGAAAGGGCGATTGGATGAAAGCATCCGTCAGGCTGACATGGAGAACGCGAGAGGATGGGCAAATATCCAAAACGCTCAACTAGACAGGGCTCAGCGGGCACAAATGCACTCAGATGAGATGGGATTGAAGCTAATGGAGCTAGGGCAAAAAGGTAAGCCGTCAGCAGACTTAATTAAGGGATTAAATTCTGATATTACCAATTTTGGCAAAAATTATAACTCTGTCAGAGCGGCGGCAAACTCTCTGCAAGCCCTTAGCAAGGTAAATACTGGCGCTGCCCAACTTGGGATTATCTTTAATTACATGAAGTCTCTCGACCCTCAGTCAGTTGTTCGCGAAGGTGAACAGGTTCAGGTCATGCGCTCTGATGGCATATGGGGGCAGATAAAAGGATATGTAGACCAGCTTAATGCAGGGAATGGCTTGTCACAGGAAGCGAGGGATAACATTGTTAACGCAGCCAAAATTAACGCCAACGCTATGGGGCAGCAGTTTAACCAGCAGGTAGACGAATATCTGGATACGTATGGAGATACTATTCCTCAAGGGCTGAAAAAAAGCTTAGGGAGAAGGAAGGCCAAGCTATTTGACGATGTCCCAGCGCAGCCTACACCACAAGGTGGTAATGGGCAGACAAAAGCTGCGCCAAGTGGGATATCAGAAGGCGCGACGGCAACGAACCCTAAAACTGGTCAGAAACTCATTTATAGGAACGGACAATGGCAACCAATGTAGGTTTACCAGAGGGGTTTGTTCTGGATGAACAGCCTGATAACTCACAACTTCCTGATGGCTTTGTGCTTGATTCCCAACCAGAACAGCAGCAATCTCCTTTGGTTTCACCAGAGGAAAATTCCAGACAGGAAAATGTTGTTAATAATGCTAACGGTTTCGACCGTTTTATGTATGGCGTTCTCAGTGGATTGATGGATGTTGGTAAAGGTGTTGGCCTGTTTCAGGATATGACACCAGAAGAGCAAGCCGCAATTCAGTCTCTACAGCAGAAGTTAGCGGCAAAACCATCAACCGCACAAGATGTTGGTGAGTTTGTTGGACAAGCAGCGCCATTTGTTAGTGGTGGTGGGATTATTTCTCAGGTTCCGAAAGGGGCGGCAAGGCTGGCTGCCGCCGCAGGGCTTGGTGCTGGAGAAGGGGCTATTGTAGCCAATGGAACAAATAGCGATGTTGCTTCCGGAGCTGCTATTGGTGCTGTGGCTGGCCCTGTAGCCGAGATTGTTGGTCCAGCGCTTGGGAAGATTGCAGGAAAAATTAAAAATAGTGCCGGGGATATTTATCGTTCATCCGTAGGGATGGGTAGTAAATCATCTAAAGCAACGTTAAAGAAAGCTGCTGGCGCAATGGATAATAAATTTATTGGTGGGCAACGTGCTATTCAAGATTTCGCCGATGAAGTTAATCCTGATTTTAACGCGATAAATGCTATTCGTGAGCTAGAACTGGAAAATTATGCCACTCCAGGCATGATCTCTAATAATCCTGCTGTCAGGGCTCTTGATAATGCAGTGGCAAGTCTTCCTGGAACGGAGATTAGTGAGGCGCATAAGCGTTTTATTACTGAATTAGGAAGAAAAGCTGATGAAATGATAACTTCATTTGGGGGAAGCCTTGATAAGCAACTGGTTTCTGACAGGCTTGCAGATAATTTTGATAAAACCATTTCATCATTACAAAATCAGTCAGATAACATCTACAACAAAATTGCCGAAAAGGTTCCTGTAAGAGACCGGATTGAGGCAACTAATACATTGAATTTTTTAGAGGATTTTGCTGATGACATAGGTGGAATTGATGAATTATCTCCAATAATGAAGCGGACATTGAACCGACTTGATCCAAACACCTTGCCAACGTATGGGCGTTTAGATCTCGCTAGAAAGCAGGTTGGACAAGCTATTGGCAAAGGCTCTGGTCCATTCAAGGATGAAGAAACAGGTGTTCTTAAAAAGTTATATGCAGCCATAACAGATGACCAACAGGCTGTCGCAGAAAAATATGGCGCAGGGGAATTATGGACGCTTGGTAAGGAGTTGGTAAAAAAACGAAAATCCATTGAAGATGATGCTGTAACCGTCTTGGGTAGAAAACTTCAGCAATCAGCAATTCCAAAAGTTGAAAGTGCTGTTGTTAATATGGCAAAAGGAAACGGTGGCGACTTTAGGCAATTAATGAAGTCGATTCCAAAGGATATGCGGCAGGAAGTTGCGCTCACCTCAATGAATAAAGCATTTACCAGCTATGCCAAATCACCTGGTCAGCAATTAGGAGTTGATGGATTTGTAAAATGGTATAACGGAATGTCACGCAATGGGGCCAATATGAAGGCTCTCCGTGATGCTATTGGCACAGATGCATCAAAGCGCCTTGATACGATTTATCAAGCAGCTAAGGCTATGAATAGACTCAATACTGGTAAGCAGTATGCTAGTAGTCTTGTGGATCAGCAAGTTAATAACTTTCTGAAAGAAAAGGGTAGTCTCGCAAAAATTTATGGAATAGCCTCAAAAGCTGCTGCGGCGGAAGGTATTACAAGCTTATCTGGTCTTCCTGGTGTAGGCGCAACAGGGGTGATAACGTCCGCATTGATGTCAGGGAAAACAAGCAGGATAAAGGCTGCTGATGCTCTACTGTCTTCTCCTGAGTTTAAATCAATGCTATTTCGCCTGCAAAACGCACCAGTAGACAGAGCAGAAGTGAGACGCGTAATAGAAAGGAAACTGATGCAATCTGGGGCATTTAAGAGATGGGAGAAAACCTTATCAACAGATGAAGCAAAAACCATTGCCCGCACGGGGATTATTACATGGCTCGCTAGTGACAGTTAGTCAACTTTGGTTATTTTGCCTTCTTTTTCTTGATGAACTTTGCATCCATCATCTTTTGATAGCCAAACTAAAAACTTTAAAACCTTAAACACAAGTACGGCTACAGCAATGAAAGCACCAATCGCAATTATTGCTAGTGAAATTATTTGCATTGGTGCTTTTAATGTTGGGAAAACAGTGTAAATGAGCAAAAAAACAGCAATTATGATGAGCCATTGCTTCATGTTGTCCTCCCAGGTTTTATTGGTAAGATCACTGCTTTATTTTGGTATCATGGGTTTCACTAGCGGCTTCCTTCGCAGTCGGCTCAGAAACCTTGAAGTAAGATTGAATCTGCGGAAGCGTTATGATTACCGCAAGCATAGCGAGAACCGCACCAACGAGCCATTGGGTCGCGGTCATGGATGTTTTAATGCCATCAATTTGACCTTTGAGCCCTGCAACTTCGCCATTGCTAGCGAATATCTGTCCCTTAATTTCATTAAGGGACTGATTCATAGCTGTAAATTGCTTAGATTGGAATTCTCTGAAAGCTGAAATTTCAGCGCGCATGTTAGCAGATATTAACTCAATTTCTGCTTTGTTTTGACCAAGCTTCGCGTCAATCTCTTCTCTTGATGGGCTGCCCATAGCATGCTCCTCAGTGTATTGTTTTCCAAGATAAGCGATATTATTGTTTTTGGTTATATCATTCTTGGTAACTGGAGGCGAAGCATTGGACTTTTCTCCTATGCCACCTGTCGACCCCATACGACCAAGAGTTCTCTTTTTCTCCGCTGCATGATCAGCATTTACGGCAGGGAAAGAAATCATGGCTCTGTCAGCTTAATTTTTTTGATTCTTCGTGTTGAGAAACTATATACTTAGCCAGTTCAAGAAGTTGATTTTCACTCATGCGAATGTTGGCAATTTGGTATCTAACTGGCTGAATCTCCTCATTATTAACCCAGTCTGAAACATGCTTAAAAAATGCTATTGAACCAAATCTTGCTCCGACATCCCCAAAAGACGAGTAAGCAAATCCATCAGCATACTCATTTACAGCATCACTTGAGTCCTTGAAGATGGTTTCTCTGAAGTTCACTTTGGTATCTGTCATATTTATTTATCCTTACCATACATGGTCTTTAGCGTCTCAACATCGTGTTCAAGATCTATCAATCGTGATGCTATAGTTGCAAGGTCTAGTGCTTGAATGTGTTTATTTTTTTCGGTCCACGCTTCAAGTGCCGCGACCATCTCAGCATTTAATGAACGAGAATTAGCCTCAGCCAGTTCAATAAGACGTTCCTTTATCTCTACAGGAAGCCTCAGATTCACTTGAGGGTTTTTGTACTTACGATCAGACATCGGCGCATCCTGAATAATTTTTTACCACAGGATATGTAGGTATCTATTGACTATCAATGCGTACCTAAATACTATGTATGCGTACCACATACAACGGAGGATACAATGAAGGTTAAAACACTGCGTATGCCAGAGAAGCTAGAAAAAATTCTTGAAGAAAAAGCAAAGGAGGAGTGTCGCTCATTTAGTGCAGAAGTAATTAAACGGGTGATGGACAGCCTGAAGAGAGAGGGGATAACGGTATGAGTAAAGAATGTTGTTTCTGCGGCATTAGCGAATCAGACGCTGATCAAACATACATTTACTCTAAAGAAACAGGTCGGATGCTGTGTAGTGACTGCGTGTTGGACATCATAAGATACAAGCATCTTGGATGTTCTGCCAGCATTAGCAATATAGGTGAAGTATATGAAGGGAAAGATATAACTGATAGAGCAGAAAGTTGAAGCCCCAACTGCGGGAACAGTCAGGGCTTCGGTATCAACAAATCGGATTAGGAAATATTGACATGAAAAGTATAGCAAAGGCACAAAACGATTTCACCATCTTCAAATTCGGCGACAGTGAAATCCTCGTCATCAACAAATGCGGTGAGCCGTGGTTTGTAGCAAAAGATGTTTGTGATGCTTTAACCCTGACTAACTCACGCAAGGCGCTTACTGCACTTGATGACGATGAAAAGGGAGTAACTTTAAGTTACACCCTTGGTGGTGAGCAGAATCTAAGCATTGTGAGCGAATCAGGTATGTATACATTGGTTCTGCGCTGCCGCGATGCTGTCAATAAAGGTTCGGTCCCGCACAAATTCCGCAAGTGGGTAACAGCAGAAGTTCTACCTTCAATTCGCAAACATGGCGAGTATGTGAAAGGCAAGAAAACCACTGTTGAGGAAAGAACGCCGCTACGCGATGCAGTAAACATGCTGGTAGGAAAGAAAGGACTTCGCTATGACGATGCATACAATATGGTTCATCAGCGTTTTGGTATTGACAGCATTGATGAACTTTCAATTGAACAAATCCCGCTGGCCGTAGAGTACATCCACAGGGTAGTGCTTGAAGGCGAGTTTATCGGCAAACAAGAGAAGAAAGCAAACGAGCTTTCTGCAAAAGAAGCAAACAGCCTTGTATGGCTATGGGATTATGCTAACCGTTCACAGGCATTATTCCGCGAACTGTATCCGGCATTAAAACAAATTCAATCGAACTATTCCGGAAGATGCTACGACTACGGTCATGAATTCTCGTATGTTATCGGAATGGCGAGAGACGTTTTAATAAACCACACACGAGATGTTGATATTAATGAGCCAGACGGACCAACGAATCTTTCCGCATGGATGAGACTTAAGAATAAAGAATTACCTCCTTCAGTACATAACTACTGACAGATAACCAACGCAACGACCCAGCTTCGGCTGGGTTTTTTTATGCCCAAAATTCACCGTGGCCACGCTGCGGCGATTCCTTGTCTCTGGAGCAAATTAAATGACAGACATTACAGCCAATGTGATCGTATCGATGCCTTCGCAACTCTTCACTATGGCGCGTTCTTTTAAAGCCGTAGCCAATGGCAAAATTTATATCGGTAAAATTGACACTGACCCGGTAAATACTGAAAACCAGATTCAGGTTTATGTAGAGAACGAAGATGGTTCTCACGTTCCTGTTTCGCAACCAATCATCATTAACGCTGCTGGATATCCGGTATATAACGGACAGATTGCCAAATTCGTAACCGTGCAAGGCCATTCTATGGCTGTTTATGATGCGTATGGTGCGCAGCAGTTCTATTTTTCGAATGTGCTGAAGTATGACCCTGACCAACTCAGGCAAGATCTTGCATCTCAAGGAGGTGTTAATCTGGTAAACGGAGCTATCTCACAGGAAGATCTTGTTTTGCAGTCGATCACAAAAATTCCAAGTTATGATAATTCTAACGTAGTCCAGGCGTGGCGCGATAGTGTTGCGACCTACGGGTATGTTTACTTCTCTAATCATTCAAAAAATCAGATGGTGTACACCGTACCGTCTACAGCTGCTAACGCTTCTTTCCTTGCGAACAGTAAAGTAATCATTGATAAAAATGTCACCCTGAGATTCGACAGTGATCTGTACTCACTGTTTAAATCGTTGCAGTACGAGGGGGAGGGTACGTTTGAATTTACGCACCTGAACTTTAAAGCAACCGGTGGAGAAGTGGATTATCTGGCTAAGCAGGCCATCCTCAACCGAAACCCTATTCGCATGAAGCGAGTGGAATGGTCAGATTGTAAAGTTTATTCCATAAATGGTGACACGTTCTTCTATGAAGGTGAAGTCACCATATCCTCAGATAGCGCAGCTATCTTCCCCTTAACTACTGACCGTACAACAGGCCTGTTCGCACCAATAGATATTGGAGAGCATATTTCTGCACATATTCGTATGGAATCTCAGGCCGCCTCAGAAGTTGGGATTGTTCTGCGATGCTCTGGTGGTTGGATGATGTTCTATGGGGCACCAGGTGCTACACAGTGGTCTTATAGACAGAAACCAATTGGTGGTCCAGTAGCAGAAGGAACTCCATTCCCGCTGCCAGGAGGTTTACTGTCGTACGCCCCGGGCAAAGCAACCGTTGGCGTATCACTGCAAGGTAAAAACTGGGCGCAGATAACGATGAATGGCGTTGGGATACGTTTGCCCTTTGATACTGCTGATGTAGGGGATGTATACGAAGTTGGGTTTGTTGCACTGACCACGGCATCTGGAGGTGCTGCGCGTGTAACTGGATTATGCAGCTACACCTCTGATAATGGCGTGCACGGTAAGCCTCCACTTAATATCCTTATCCACGGTGATAGTACAGCTGAGGATTTCATTTCCGCGTTCAGCTCGTACATTCCGCAATTAATGGATGGAGCGAACGGCCACCGTTCACATAGCATTGTAAACAAGGCAGTTGCCGGACAGACAATGAGGCAACAGTTAGATCTCCTGAAGGCTCAGGGGCCGGGTGATGCTTACATCGTTATTATGGTTGCCGGAACTAACGAAGGGCAGGCAAACCAAAACGGCGATTATATGGCGTCATTGATAGATGAGTTTGTCTTATATTGCAATGGCCTTGGTCGTATCCCTGTTTGGGTTGAGCCGTGGATGTGGTATAGCCAGTCATTTATTGGAGGGGCTGGCCAGCCATCTTCTAACTACGACGGTGTCGCAGAGTTGCGAGAAGCTGGTAAACGCCAGATGATGAAATATGGCAATAACGTCATTTGTGTAACAACAACTCACCAGCTCCCGGCCCCATATCCAGAGTATTTCAACACGCAATACGACCCACTTCTGCGTGATGACATTCACCAAAGCCAGTTAGGGTATCGTCTGTATGCGGAAATTATCTGCTCTGCCATTATCGACTGGTGGTCGCGTGTTGATTACACGCCAAGAGCAGCTGTTCAATGGTGGGCTGGAACAAACGTAACAGTACAGGCACCGTCAAGTTTAACTGCCAATTCAATTAATATTGAACTGGCAGCCACTTCATTTGCGAATGGCAATACTGTTCTAACGCTTCCGAGGTGGTGCAGACCAAAAGTAACCAAAAATGTCCCTGTACCGTTCACTGCTGATGGCGTTTCATTTGGCATGGCAATGGCCACCATTAATGCTTCAACAGGACAAATATCGATTGAAGGGTCCACCACTACATCTCCAACGTTCTACATAGATGCGACATGGTAGTAAAAACATGGAGGCAATACGCCTCCATGCTAATAACTCAAATGCTCTTAAAATACTCTTAAGGAGATGATCAGCGCTTTTATTAACATCAACCATCTATGTGCGTTATAGGTTAATTATCTCCATGTGATGGCAGACAAAACTGAGACACACAAAGCTTTGCACTGGATTGCAAGGCTTTGTGCTCTTAGATAGTAGTTAAGGTGGATCACTCCACCTTCCCATCAAGCCATTCCGCCCACCACTGCATCATTTCTCTGCGCTTATCTAGATACTGAGCATGGTTGTAAATCCCGCGCACAGATCCGCCGTTGGCATGTGCAAGTTGCACTTCAATAGCGTCAGCAGGCCATTCGTGCTCGTTCATAATCGTGCTGAATTCATGCCTGAATCCGTGACCGCTTTCCAGACCCTCATAGCCGATTTGTTTAATCACAAGTAGCACCGCGTTCTCGCAGATTGGCTTCTTCTTATCGTTGCGTCCGGCAAAAACAAACTCTGATACTGGTTTGGTGATTGAGCTTAGCGTAGTGAGAAGTTCAACCACCTGGTCTGACATAGGAACCACATGAATTTTGCGTCCCTTCATCACACTGGCGTCGATAGTGATAATCCTGTTTTCAAAATCGACGTTCTTCCATTGCATGGAACGAAGCTCTTTCGTTCTTAGGGCTGTGTAGCGTAAAACTTTGGTCGCAATGAGCGATACGATGCTTCCTGAAAATGTTGCCAGTGCTTTGTTGAATGCCGGGATCTGGTCTGCAGGAAGAAACGGGAAGTTCTTCTTGCGGTATCCTTTCATGGCGTCTGCAAGGTCAGGTGCCGGGTTATATTTAGCCCTACCAGTGACAATAGCGTAACGGAAAACCTCGCCGCATCTTCTGCGTGCTTTGTTGGCTCGCTCCATTGCGCCGCGATCTTCAAATCTGCGGATTACTTCCAGCAGTTGCATCGGCTCAATATCCTGAATTTCAAGGCCGCCGATGATAGGTAAAATGTCGTCATCAAACATTTTTGCAAGTTCAGTTGCATAGCCTACTGACCAGACTTGCTTCTTGTGCTCGTACCATTCCTTGTAAATCGCACTAAAGGAATTGTTGTTAGACGAAGCCTTTTTCGCTTTTACCGGATCGATGCCAACCGAGATGTCTTTCCTCGCAGTCCATGCTTTATCCCTTGCCTCCTGCAAAGTCATTAGCGGATATTTTCCTACGGTCAGGATTTTCTCCTTACCGTCAATCTTGTAGCGAAGCTGCCATACCTTTTTCCCTGACACAGGGACATAAAGGTACAGGCCATTACCATCGAGTAGGCGGTATGGTTTTTCTTTCGGCTTTGCTGCTTCAATCTGCTTAACGGTGAGCATGGGTAAAAATCCGGTGGGTAAAATTATTTTATCCACTTTTTACCCGTCATGGAGTGCGGCTGTCAACGATCTGACGCGAACCATTACGAACTGTGAATCTACGGAAGGCTTGATATTCAGGGGATTTTGCGGACTGGTACGGATGGGAGCGAACTGATAAATGGTGTCCCCTGCAGGAATCGAACCTGCAATTAGCCCTTAGGAGGGGCTCGTTATATCCATTTAACTAAGAGGACAATGCGGCATGAGTATACCCGCTAATGGACTGCGGGGTAAGTACGCTGCCGCTCGATTGCTTAAACCCTCGCCATTTATGCTGGGTTTTTATCATTTTTCTTAATGTTTTCCGCACGTTCTGCTTTTTGGCGTGCTTCTGCTTTACGCTTGTTGCTCATGTCGTTACGAATCTGTGCATGACTCATTAACGCGAAGATAAAGGTGCCGCCGCAGATGTTCCCCGCTAAAGTAGGTAGTGCGAAGGGCCAGATGAAATCGCTCCAGTGCAGCGTGCCGTTAAACACCAGATAGAGGATTTCAACAGAACCGACAACGATGTGGGTGGTGTCACCCAGTGCAATAAGCCAGGTCATCAATATAATCACCACAATCTTTGCCGCACCCGCAGCAGGAAACATCCAAACCATAGTGGCGATCAGCCAGCCGGAAATGATCGCGTTGGCAAACATCTCGCTGGGGGTGTTCTTCATCACATCCATGCCGATTTTGACAAATGCATCGCGAGTTTCTTCATTGAAGATAGGCATATATTCAAATGCCCATGCAGCAATACCTGTCCCGAGAATATTACCCAGCAGCACGACGCCCCATAATCGCATAAGTAAGCCGACGTTGCTCATTGTCGGTTTTTGCATGACGGGTAGTACCGCAGTCACGGTGTTTTCGGTAAATAATTGCTGGCGGGCCATAATGACGATAATAAAACCAAAGGTATAACCGAGATTCTCCAGTAAGAAGCTGCCTGGCACTCCTTCCAGTTCGACATGAAATATCCCTTTTGCCAGTAGCGAAGCGCCCATCGACAGCCCCGCCGCAATGGCTGACCACAGTAGCGCCATTGCGTCGCGTTCCAGCTCTTTTTCACCATCCTGGCGGATATGCTCATGAATTGCCATCGCCCGGGAGGGGAGTCGGTCTTCATCTATTTCTATTTTTTTGCCGCGCTCTTTTTCTTCGCTCTCAACTTCAATTTCGTCGCTGTGTTGATCAATTTTGTCGTTGTCCAT